AAGTGACTTTTGTGCTCCGCTCTTTGAAAAGCGGCATACGTGGGTCGTTCTCGCGCATGTAAGCGTTATCCACTGATTGCATCTGCGACTCAGCCTGCTGGCCATAGTACGCATTCCGCTGCTCGGTGAACTCCACAGGTGTTTTGCAAAGCAACAAACCACCAACCTCAATGCTGTCCGGGAAGCGGTTTTGACCGCCGCTGAACAATCGCACTTCAGGGTGAGCTGATGCCTTTACGGGTTCCCATCCTTCTCGCAATTTGCCGGAAACGTTCATGGCGTCATCCTTGCCAAGCGTGGCGATCCGAATCCAGCGATAAGCGTAGCCCTCTTCCGGTGTCGGATCAGGCAAAAGCTGGGGTGGCATCCATTTTTTTGGACGCTCGGTTGAGTCACGCATTTGCAGAGCACGAGGCTCGCGGTTGTCAAGTTCTGTTTTAGCCATTTTCATTTCCTCATTTCTGCCGCAACTGCACGGGCGTACTGCTCATTCGTCAGTCCTAACCGCTTAGCGAGTTCCACCTGCGTTTTCGTCAGCACGATTTTTTTGGGCGCTGTGCTGCGCGTTGCTGGTGCAACATTATTTGATGTCCTCGACGGAGTTTGCGCATCCGCCTGTTTCCCAGACTCAAACTGATCTGGAAAACGCTCCCTGATGTCACTGTTGATGCGTCGGTAATACTCATCGGTGCCAGCAGGAATACCCTCGCTCACCAAGTCTTCATGAAGGCCAAGAGCGTAAGCCGTCATGCGCTTGTTTTCTCCGAACCACTGGTTCTCGTCTTTCCACGATGCCAGCTTCGAGTCAACAGGCTGTTCTTGGGGAACTTGTTGTCTGGTTTGTACAACATTTTGCTCCTCCTGTAAAGCAGGGGGGCGGAAGCTGTTGATGCGATCAGCCTTCAGCTTGGCCGAGGTCATGGCCTCTTGCGCCGCGACAAGGGCATCTGAGTCGCCGGACTCGTATGCCGTCTTGTACTGGCGACGCGCCTCTTCCATGTCGTTGGCCACGTTGCGTTTGGCCTGTTCAAGCAGAGCATTCTGGTTGGTGCTCAGGGAGCCTTTCAGCCGCCTGTTTTCCTCAACGATCTGCTGAGCCAATCGGAACGCCTCTTCACGCTCGCGCAGAGCCGCTTCCTTGGCCCGGCGCTCTTCGTGATAGCCCTTGGTAAAGTGCTGGATGCGTTTGCGCACGCTCTCGTCGTACTTTGCCAGTTCGTCATCGGTGACATCCTTGGGAGCCTCGTCCATTGGCTTTCGGCCACGGTCTTGCTCAGGCGTGTCATCAACGACTTCAACTTCCGGATCGGCCTCTACGACCTTGGAGCCAGCGCGAGATTGCTTTTCTTGCACCTCATCAGGGAAGGTAAATTCTGTTTTATCAAGTTCAGCCATGGTGCCTCCTTAAACGCGCTGAATGCCGCGTGGGTCCTGAATGACTGCCTCAACAGCGTCGTCATTCAACAGTCGCCACTCGGTGCCGTGAATCTTCATGCGCGTGCCCGTGTTGGGTCGCACGATGATGAAGTCACCGACCTTGCAGCTTGGGCCGCTTGGGAAGCGCTTTTCGTCTTTGAAGGCATCCGGCCCCATCTTGGCGACAAACAGCACGGGGGACAAGAGCTCCTCGTATTGCATCGTCTGGCTGGATTTCAAAATGCCGCCCTCGTACTCCTCTTTGGCTTCTGGAAGCATGCACAGAAGGTGGTAGGTGGCTGGGTCTGGAATCTGCTTGGCTTTTTCTTCAGGGCTTGCCTTCAGAACGCCAGACAGATCAACTGCCTGAACATCAAAGTTAGTCGTCATTGTCGTCTTTCAGTTTACGCACGAGGTCGCCAATTTCACGCTGTGCGGTCTGGAGACCTCGGATGACCCCGCACAACTCTCGGTATTGGGCATAGTCTTTCGACTGCCCAGATACCAAAGCCTCTGAATGACTGTTGACTTGCTCCTCAATTTTTTTGTTGAGAAGCTCAAAAATTTTCGTGTCCATTTGTCCTCTTAGTTCCCCGGCGATTTAGCAACCGGCTTGTTTGCAATCTCCATCAGCTTGGTCTGCATTTTTAAAGATGCTTCCTGCTGCTTCTGGGCCATTTTCTGTTCAAACTCCTGCTGACGCTGAGCCATTTCTTGCTCGTGCATTTGTCTGTCCATGGACATTTCTTGCTGCATTTTTGCTGCTGCAATCTCTGGATTTTCGCCTTGTCGGCTCGCAATCTCTTGAGCCTTCAACTGGACCTCGGCCTGACGAATTGACAGGTCGCCTTGCACCTTTTGGGCCTTGGTCTGAGCGTCCTGCATCTTGATCTGCAGTTCCTGTTGCTGCATCTGCACGATGGGGTCTTGAGCTTGCTGCTGAGCTTGTTTTTGCGCGGCTTCACCTTGGTGAATTTGCGTGAGCTGCTGGGCTGCTTGAGCAACCAGCTTTGCCAACTGAACTTCGACCTGCTCGGGCAACTCTGCATTGGGCGCTGGCAGCGTGGCACCAAGGCGCTCTTCGATCTGGTTGCGGTACTGGAACGCAACGTGCTCGGCAATGTGAGCCATGATGGCCGCTTGCATCTGTTGAGCCATGGGGTTCTGACCCATTTGGCCCATGATCATCGGGTCCTGCATCATTGAAGAGTGCACCGCGATGTGAGCGTCGTGGTCTTGATAGATGAACGCCTTTGTGGGCTTGCCGGTCAAGAAGGCCATGTTCTCGCTGACTGGATCACGCGGCTTCATGTCTTCGTCAATTGGCACCAGCTTGTCGGCGTTGCGCACACCGAGCACCTCGATCATTTGGCGGTGCAACTGCGGCAAGTCGTAAATCTGAGGGGCGCTCTGAGACAACTGGATCACAGCTTGGTACTGCATGATCCGCTGGGCCATGGTCGAGCTGTTGGGGTCCGACACGGGAATCACTTCCACCATGTCGTAGTCTTCTCGCTTGGCCCGTGGGTCCCCGCCGTTTGGCACGTACTCGTAGTCGCCCGGGGTGTTGTCACGGATGATCTCTTTGAGCAGTTTGAACTCCTGCTTCATGGAGAAGTGGACCCGCGCCTGCACCGCGCTCATGGTCTTGAGTTGACGCTCAAGCAGCGCCAGTGTTGTGCCCACTGGAGCGTTGGCACCCATGTCGCTGATGTTCATGTCAGCGATGGAGCCAAGGCGGCGACCCTCTTCAGTGATGCGGTCCAACAAAGCGGCCAGCACTTGCGATGGCTCCTTGTATGGCAGCGGCATGATGTTGTCGCGCACGGTGCCGCTTGGCACATCCACGTCGCGGAACTCGCCGGGTGCGATTGGAGTGTCGTCGCCTTTGATGCGCAGGCCGCGTGACTTCAAGCCACCGGGCAAGTTGCTCAGCGTGCCAGCGTCCACAAGTTGGCGGATCAACGATGTGCCAGCGCGAGCATAGCCGCCGATCAAGTGGATGTAGCCAAAGCCATAAGCGCCAAAGCCCGGCACGTAATCGTACTGCACGAAGTGCTGTCGCTTGAGCTTCTTGGGGTCGGCCTCGTTCCAGTTTCGGTACACCGACAGGACTTTGTTTGTGCCCTTGTCGATGGTCACGATGTAGGGAAGAGCGATACCGTCATCATCCTCATAGCCGGGCATGTCGTAGTCCACTTGAATCTCAAGGAACTGGTAGCGCTCGTCATCGGTGACGGAGTAGCCTTGCTCTTCGGCCTTCTTCTTTTCCACGTCGTTGTGGATCATGACGGGCTCGCCAAGTTCAACGTCGCGGTAGAAGCCTGCAACCTGCAGCTTGCGCACGTCGTTCTTGGTCTTGCGCATCACATGGGTCACACGTTCCGCAGACCGAGCACCAGACGAGCCATAAGGGATAACGATGTCCTCTGCCGGGCAGAAGATTGATGTCTGACGGCCAAGGGTTGGATCGAAGTAGACCTTCTTGAACGCGGCACCGGCCAGCCCCAAGTTGAACAGCATGCGCTCATGCTCTGGGCGGTACTCTGGCATGCCGTCCACCAACTGGAAATTCATGTCGGTGCGAACGCGCTCAGCAGCTTCCTCTTTTAGCTTGTCAATTGCGCCAATGATCTGCGTCTTGACGGGTCCTTGCGCAGGGAATGTCTCAATGATCGTCTCGGACTGAAAGCGAACTGCAGCTTCCGTAAGCAAGGTGGAGAAGACGCCGCAGGCACCGGTCCAAGGTTCCGTGCGCTCTTCATATTTCATGCCAAGAACCTCAAGGCCCTTGACGTACATATCAACCCAGTCTTTGCGCGACGAGATATCCGACTCAACTTCGCCAACCAAATCAGAGCCCAGCTTCTCAAGCTCGCCCTCGTCCATGTATTCGGCCAAGTTAGCATCAAACGCTGGCTCGTCGTCATCCGGCATCAGGTCAATGGCCATGCCATCAATGCCGATCATCACATCATCCGGGTTGTCAATGACGATCTCAACAGCAGGTGTGTCGTCCTGCAAAATGTCTGAAAAATCCAAGCCGTTTGGGGCTGGATTAAGGGACGAAACCATGCTGCTCGTTGCCATATTTGATCCTCAATAGAACGCGGCTTTGCGCCGGAAGGACAAAGGTTCGTCCTGCTCGTCGGATTCTAGTCTCAAGAACCCGCCTTGTCGAAATCTCGTGACGGCCATTACAGCCGTGTCAGCCAAGTCATCGTGTGCCGCGTTTGGAAAAGCGGCCATCTGGTCGATCACTTCTCTGGCCCAGCGAGTATCCGGTGCCCACACCTTGCCAGCCTTGAAAATAGGCGAGACCGTGTTCATCCGGGCGATCTTGTCGTTGGACTGCTGGCGCGTACCTCGGCTGGGCGTGTAGCCGATCACAAAAATACCAGTCATCTGGTTCAGTTCTTGGATCAACGAGGCACCAGCGGCCTTGGCTTCCACGATGCACTCGTCAGGCTCCCACTCAAGATAGTTCTCCTGCGCCTTTTGCTTGAGCTCAGGGAACTCCATTCGCTTTTGGAAAGCGTCGAGCAAAATGATGTTCGCATCGTTGGGGTCTTCGTTCATAAAGAAGACGCCCCAAGTGGTGCACGCCGAGAAGTCGGACCTCTCGTTCTTGGTAAAAGCCGTGTCCCAAGCCTGAATGATGAACTCGCAGCGCGGCGGATCATCTCTCTCCCAGACCTGCCACCAGTCGCGCTTGACGATGGCCCCTTCTTCGCCGGTCGGCCTTTGCTGGTACTGGGCGTTCCACTTGGACGGTGCCAATTCCTCTTTCAGGGCTTCCAGCAGCTCAAGCGACCAGAACTCTGGCCACAGGGGA